GCCATCAGCCGAAGCCGTCGTACACAGTCACAGAGGTGCTGTCGTGACGAACTGTCCCGACCCTCTGAACACCTTCCTTGCCTTCCTGAGCGAGATGCAGCTTGACGCTGCCGCGCGGGAGGCTGCGTATGTGGCGTGGCTTGTTGAGGCTGGGCCACGGTTCGCGGCGGAAATGACCGAGGAACTGATCCCGGCCGAACTGCGCGCTGCTGGGATCCGGTTCGAGTGGGCGGAGACGCCATGACGGGCGACTGGTGGTACGGCGCGCTGACCGGGTTCTGCGTGGGCATGCTCGTCTGCGCGACCGCATTCGTGGCGGGGAGGCGGCGGTGACGGACACGGACCGGATGGTGGTGTGGCTGCGGGAGACGCTGGACGCGGCCGGGCAGCTGGCCGAGGCTGCCGCGAGGGAGACGACCAGCGCCGACTGGGAGTACCAGGACCACGACAACCGCCTTGTGGCCACGTCCCCGCCTCGGTTCACCGTGGCCGACGTGGACTTCTTCGACTCGGCGCCCGGCAGGTTCATGGCCGACAACGACCCTGCCGCCGTGCTGCGCCGGATCGACCGCGACCGGAAGACCCTCGACGAGTGCGTGGCCGCGTTCGACTGGGACAACTGGGGAGCGGCGTCCCTCGCCGAAACCACCATCCGCAACCTCGCCGAGGGCTGGGGCTGGACCGAGGAGACCACGTGACCGCTGGGGACGTGGCCGAGTTGACCGTCATCTGCGCGGTGGTCATGGCCCCCGCGATCTGGGTCAGTTGGGTCTCCTGGAAGACCTACGGTCGGGAAGACCTACTCCGCCATACCGCTCGTCGCTGCGAGATCCATGACCGGCCCGCACCGATCCGGATCAAGCAACTCGAAGCCGAGCTCGGCATGGGTCCCGGTCCGACGAGCGGGGAGATCGCGAGAGCGGGCTACGCGAATCCCGCACTCATCGACTGCGGACACCCTTGGTGCCGGGTACGCACCAGCCGCTAACCCCAGCATTGTCACGCTGCGTGTGCATACTTGGCCTCACAACCCTCATGCACCACGGGAGGCCCAACGTGCCCGCAACCTGTCCCGGTCCGTGCAACAACGCCTGGCGCCGCGCCGAAACCGCCCTCGAAGAACACGGCACCGAACACCACATCAAGCCCTCATGGGGCGAACCCACCCAATGCGCGGGCTGCGTCGAAGCGACCCGGGAACAACTCCACGAAATCCCCAGCCTCCTCATGACCGCCCTCGACGAAGCCCTCGACGGCACCCCCACCCGACTCACCGGAACGATCGGCCGCATCAGCATCATCACCTGGCCCGGCGAAGCCTGCCGCCTCTTCGTCGACCGAATAGTCGAAGGCATGACCATCCTCCAAGCCGACATCCTCACCCTCCACAACGCCTGGGGCGTCGAGCGCGATCCACTCCCCACGATCGCCCCCAACGAAAGTCGACACATCGCCTCGATCGCCGACAGCCTCGCCGCGCACTGGGACTGGGCCATGCAGCACCACCCCGCCGCCGACGAATCCTGGGGGCAGGGCAACGCCAACCCGGGCAGCCAAGTCACGGGCTGGCATCGGGCGTTGCAGCGGTTCACGAAGACCGATGAGCAGCGTGACGTGAAGCGCCTCGCCCCTTGTCCGCGCTGCCGTGGACCGTGGCTTGTCGAGTCCACTGAACTGCGGCTGCGGGATGACCGGCCGTACATCGAATGCCGTGACCCGAGTTGTAAGCGGATCATGACGAGTGCCGAGTACGACCAGTACGTGAAAGAGCTGAATACGGCGATTCAGGCTGCTGCTTGACGGAAGTCGATCTCACGCGTGAGAATGCGGGCGCAAGCGGCATGCCCGCAAGCTCGTGCGAGGCCCCTTCATCTGACGATGGCGGGGCCTTTTCGCTGTTCGGACCACTGTTGGGAGGCGCGCCATGGTCGACCTGGCGGTAGATCTGGAAACGACTCTGTGGACTGCCGAAGAGGCTGCTGAGGCCGCCCAGGTGAACCGGAACGTCGTCGACAACTGGCGGTACCGGGGCAAGCTCGAAGTCGCCGAACGCGACCGTCGGGGGCGCCCCCTGTACCGGGCCCTCGACGTCATCCGGGCTGAGAAGGCGACCCGCGAGCGGGCCCGACGAACCTACGCCGCTGCGTAATCGTCCGTCGCCGGTCGGGCTGAGGGTCCCGACCCGCGACGGACCACAATCCAACACTGATCATCCCGCCGCTGATCACGGCGGGTAGGAAGCCCCGATGTCCTCCCAGGCATCGGGGCTTCCGCATTCCTGGGAGACACGATGAAGAACACCGAGGCGCGAGCCATCATCCGGGATCTGCGCGACCGGCCAGACGTGTGGAGGCTCGTCTACTCCGAGCCCTTGGACGTGCAGACTGCCCGCCGAAGCGGAGCCGTCGCTCGGGCGTTGAACTACGGTGCGCTCGACTGTCCGGAGCACGTGTACGCCCGGAGCGAGACCACGAGCGGCTCGCGGGCACGAGTCTGGGCCATCTGGCGCAGCAGCCCCACCGGGTGGCAGCACAGAGCGATGGCCGAACGGCCTCACGGCCCGTCAGGCCCCTTCGGAACGCCGTCCTGTGAAGCGTGCGGCTACCCCAGACCGATGCCACGCACGGAGTTGATGCTCCGGTTCCACTGGACGGCCGAGCAGGTCGCCGACATCCCGGATCATCTGCTGCTTGCTGTCCTCGACGCGTAGGAGGCGGTCGTGTTCACCGTGTTCTGCTACGGCATCGCCCTCGTCCTCCTCGCCTTCGCTGCCACGTTTCCGAATGGCATCCCGCGTGATCGGCTCGCCTACGCCGCCCTCGGCCTGTGGCTTCTCCCCACCGCCGTGCACGTCCTGCAAGCCCACTGAGGAGGCCCGGTGCCCGTTCGCTGCCCTGCCGCCGACACGCTCGACGTCGACGGCGTCCAGGTTGAGCTCCGCTGCGTCCACTGGAGCGACGACCCCGACGGGCACCACCCGGAAGCCGTCCACCTCGTGCACACACGGCCACTCGACGACGACCACACCTGGCCCAACACCAACCCACTACCCAAGGACCCGCCCGCCAGCGAGTAGCCGCGAACAGGCCGGAGAGGCGGTGAGGCGGTGACCAACCTCCCGATCCAGGTGAACTTCGCGGCACCAGCCAAAGGGCAGTGGGCGCAGACCTTCCGGTTCCCCGACACCGACATCACCGGACTCACCTGGGAGTTCGTGATCCGGCCGACCGCGACCGATACGACGCAGCCCGCCCTCGTCGAGGTCACCGCCACCGTCAGCGCCCAGGGCTGGATCACCGTCGACACCACCGCGCGCACCGTCCAAGTCGTCCTGACACCCGCCGCGACCGGACTCCTCGGCAAGGGTGCCCGCCCGTATGCCCTCTGGTCCAACCCGGGTACCGGCCAGGACACCCCGTGGGCTGCAGGCGTCTTCAACACCCAACTCGTCGCCATTCCGTGAGAGGAGATGCTCCGTGCCCGATGTGATCATCTCCCCGACCGGGGTACAGGGCCCCCGCGGCAACGCCGTCCTGAGCGGCGCCCGCACCCCCCTCGCGTCCGACGGCATCGACGGCGACTACTGGATCAACACCACCAACTACCCGACCAGCGCCGTCCTCTACGGGCCCAAAGCGTCCGGCGCGTGGCCCGGGTCGGGCATCACCTTCGGCGGGGGAGCCGTCGGCGCATTGCTCGCCGCCAACAACCTCTCCGACGTCGCCGACGCAGCAACAGCCCGCACCAACCTTGGACTCGGCACCGCGGCCACCCACGCCACCGGCGACTTCGACGCATCCGGAGCAGCCGCCTCGGCGTACAGCGCCGCCGTCGCCGCAGCCGCATCCGACGCCGCCACCAAATACGTCGGCCTCACCGGCAACCAGACCAAGACCGGTCAGCTCACCTTCGCCGACTTCTACCCCGTCGGCCCCGGCTTCGAGCCCGGCTTCGACAACCAACTCGTCCCCAAGTTCTACGTCGACAAGCCCTGGGTCTTCGACGTCACCCGCGCCCCCTACAGCGCCAAAGGCGACGCCCAAGTCGTCGGCGACGGAGCCATGGGCTCCGGAACCGCCATCCTCACCTCAGCGACCGCGAACTTCCAGGACAGCGACGTCGGCAAAGCCATCAGCGTCAAAGGCGCCGCCGCGACCGGAGTCACCACCCTCATCACGACGATCGCCAGCCGCCAATCCGCAACCCAGGTCACCCTCAACGCCGCAAACGCCTCCGGCGGAGCAGTCAGCGGCGCGGTCGTCATCTGGGGCACCGACGACACCGCAGCCATCCAAGCCGCCGTCAACGCCGCCGAAACCTACCTGGCCAGTCACACCTACGCCCAGGTGTACTTCCCGCCCCGCCCCTACATCATCGCCGGAGCCCTCAACACCTCCAAGAGCGGCAACGGACAGATCGTCTTCGGCGTGTACCCGGCCACGGCGAACAAGCGCATCCTGGAATTCCGCGGCGAAACCGACGGCGCCGCAGCCGTCCGCCACTGGCTCCAGACCGTCCCCCAGTACGCCGGATCCTGCCTCATCAGCTTCGGCGTGTACGCGTCCACGTCCGCGCAGATCGCCAGCATCAACACCGCAGGCAACCCCGGCGTCATCAGCGGACCCACCGAAGGCTTCGGGTACGGGGCGAGCGCCCTCTACAGCAACATCATGCCGGTCATCAAGAACCTCGCCATCGGCACCACCCACAGCAGCTTCGGCCTCACCTACGGCATCGCCAACCTGTACGGCTGCGCCAACACCTACGTCGAAAACCTCGGCGGCGGCACCCTCGGCACCGTCGCCTCCCCCTCCACCGACTACAGCAACCCGGCCCTCTTCGGCACCGGCCTCTCCATCGGCCTACTCCTGCCATCGAACGGCAACAACGACCACAACATCGTCCGCAACGTATCCATCGGCGGCGGCTACACCTACGCCATGTTCCTCACCGAACACGGCCTCGCCGACCGCTACATGGCGTTGTACTGCTGGGCCGGCCTGTGCGCCGTCGGCACCTACTTCGGGTCCGTGGGCGCCACCCACGCCATGAAAGCGCTGCAAGCCTCCATCGAGGCGTGCACGCACGAGCTGTACATCATCGGCGCCGGCTCCTCCGGTGTCGGCCCGATCGTCGACATCGACCAGCTGCAGACCGAGTCGGGCACCCCAAACGTCGGCGGGAACTCCACCGGGGCGGTCGCCGCGGCGCTCGGCAGGGTAAAGCTGACGGGCCTGTTCACCCCGAGCGGCTTCTCGACGTCGAGTGCGTGCGGTATCGAGTTCGTCAACGGGCAGGTCCCCAGGGCGGTAAGCCGCAAGACGGGTGCGTTCACCTGCAACCCGCTGGACCGCACGCTGGTCTGCGACACCACAGCGGGTGGGGCGTTCACGGGCACTCTGCCGGACGCGTCGTTCAATCCGGTCGAGTACGTGTTCAAGAACGTCGGCAACAGCACGCTGACCGTGGCCACCACGTCCAGCCAGCTGATCTACGCGACGAGCGGCACCGGCGCCACAACCGCCGCACTCGCCACCGGGCAGAGTCTCCGCGTCCAAGCCCTCTACAACGGCACCAGCTGGGGCTGGTACGCCACATGACCTGGAAGGAGACCCTGGTGGACACCCTCACGCCCGACACCGCACCCGCAGCACCCGCCGAACTTCCCCCCGCATCTGCGGGCCCGGCGTGCGGGGCGTGCGGTGAACCGGCAGTCGTGAACTGGCGCCGCCGCCTCACCGACGGCGAACTCGCCGAACACGTCGCCCTGGAGCAGGAGCGCCGCGACCACGCCCTCCTGATCGCCAACCCCCAACTCCCGCCCCCCGTGTTCCCGCCACTCCCCGACGGCAGCGACGACACCCGCACCCTCTACGCCTGCGCCCAGCACGCCATCCGCATGGACGCCGCCGCCCACATCCACCACAACGCTTGCACCGCCCCCAATCAAGACGGTGTCGACGGCTGCGACTGCACCCCCGAACCCCACCCCAAGCCGGCCACCGACACCCCGATCGAGAGCCGCCTCCCCGAGCACTGGCAGACCGGAGGCGCCTGATGAATCCCAACCGCGTCCTCCAGATCGACTTCGCGCAGCGCCGCGCCAAGCTCGTCGAATACCGGCGCCGCAAGGTCCCCTACGCCGACTTCTACGAAGAACTCGGCTACGGCAGCATCCAGTCCGCCCGCAAGGACTTCACCCGCGCCCTCGAATACTCGATCGCCGCCCAGCACGCCAGCGTCGAGGTGTACCGCGAAGAGCAACTCGAAGAACTCGACTACCTCGCCGAGGAAGCCCACAAGGTCATGCGGGCCACGCACTACGTAGTCGCCCCCGGCGGACGAATCGTCGAAGACCCCGAAACCGGGCGCCCCCTCATCGACGACGGCCCCCGCCTCCAAGCCATCGACCGCCTCATCAAGATCCTCAATCGCGTCGCGAAACTCCGCGGACTCGACGCCCCGCAGAAGCTGGAGGTGATGACGATCGATGCCATCGAAGCCGCCATCGCCGACCTCAACGCCCAAATCGCCGCTACTGACCCTGAAACTGAAGCGGCTGCAGGAACTGAAGAAGCTCCAGGCTGAGCTACAACGCCGCGAAGCCGAACGCCTCCGTCACATAGACGTCTTCGGCCTCCTCGGCTACATCCCCACGCCGAAGCAGCAAGAGTTCCATGCGGCGACCGAGTTCGACGTCCTGTACGGCGGCGCAGCTGGCGGCGGCAAAACCAAAGCGTTGCTCATGGACGATCTTCTTGACTGCGTCCGCCACCCCGGCATCCGTATCGGAGCGTTCCGCCGGACCTACGGCGAACTGAAGGAAAGCCTCCTCGCCGAACTGGCACAGGTCGAGTACGCGGCGGCCCTCGGAGCCTCCTGGAACGGCACCGAGTACGAACTACGGTTCCCGAACGGCTCACTGCTGATGTTCCGCTACGCAGAGAGCGTCAAGGACGCCAGCCGTCGGCAGGGTGGCCAGTACCAGAAACTCACCTTCGACGAGCGGACCCTTACCCCGCCTGACGTGTGTTCCTTCTTGGAATCCCGGATCCGTTCCGGCCGCGCCGAGGTACCAGTCATCGGCATCCGGTCCGGCACCAACCCGGGAGGCGCCGGCCACGGCGCCGTGAAAGCCCGCTACATCCAGCCGACGAAATACGGTGCCAGCGTCGTAACTGATGAGCGAGGCAGGAACGTCCGCTTCATCCCGAGCCGGCTATCCGACAACCCGCACGTGAACCCGGAGTACGCCGCAGACCTCAAGGCACTCCCCGACAAGCTACGCGCCGCATTCCTGGACGGTGACTGGGACGTGTTCGCCGGCCAGATGTTCCCCGAGCTCAAACGCGAACGGCACGTCGTCGAACCGATCACGCTGCCTGCCACGTGGAAGCGGTACAACGGGCTGGACTGGGGTTTCACGAAGCCATGGGCCGTACTGTGGGCTGCAGTCGACGAAGACGGCCGCGTGTGGGTGTACCGGGAGATCTACCGCACGCAGGTCGGCGAGTCCGACCAGGCGAAGCAGATCCTCGCCGCCGAGGCTGACGGCGAGCATGTCGCCGTCCGGTTCGCGGACGACGCGATGTGGGCCACCCGCGGCGATGCCAAGCCGATCGCCCACATCTACGCCGAGAACGGCGTGCATCTCACCCAGGCCGGGAAGGGCGCCGGCAGCCGCGTCAACGGCTGGCAGCGCGTCCACTCCTACCTCGGTGAGGGCCCGGCCTGCCCGCATCACCGGGCGCAGGGCTGGGACACCTGCCCGAGGATGCACGTCTTCTCCACGGTGACAGAGCTGTACCGGGAACTCTCGGACCTGCCACACGCCACGAAGGGCGACCCTGAGGACGCCGACACGACAGCAGACGATCATGCATCCGATGCTCTGCGCTATCTCCTAACCAACCTGGGCACAGGCCCGGAGATGGTCATTCTCGATGATGTGCCGGCAGAGCCGATCGCCGAGGTGCTTCAGCCGCTCGGACTGACCATGGCGGTCCGACCGACCGCTCCCGCCCCCTCGGATGATGCGTGGTGGCCCGAGGACGACGAGACGACGCCGCGTGCGGGGAGGACGGTGGAATCCCCGTGGGTCTGAGGTCGTGGTTCAACAGTCGGCGTGCTGAGCCGGAGGTCTTGGAGACCGCCCTGGCCAAACTCCCCGAACGCTCCGGCTTCGAGTACGGCATCGGGCCCGGTGGCCTCACCGAGACCAACCAGGGCATCGGCGCGGCCACCCAGACCGACCGCCGCTCCATGCTCGGCCAACTCTACGAGGCCTACATGGCCTGCCCTTGGGCGTGGGCATCCGTCAACGCGATCGCGCGTACTATCACGGCCGGCGGCCTGGTCACCGACTGGGACAACGACGACGGTGAAGGCGACGAAGACACCCCGGACAAGCCGGCCGAGGTGAAGCTCCTTGAGAGCATGCTGGCGTTCTGCAACCCGCGGGAGAACATCCGGCAGATCCTCCGCGGTGTGATCGTGGACCTGCTGGTGTTCGGCGACGCCTACATCGAGGTCGTGTGGATCGGGAACCAGCCGGTCGCCCTGTACTCGCTGGACTGCCCGAGCATGCTGCCGATCGCGGACGAGCACGGTGCTATCACCTCTTACGTGCAGTACACGGAGTTGGGGCAGCGGGCAGAGTTCGAACCGCGCGAAGTCATCCACATCTCGTTGGACTCGCCGCGTAGTTCGGTGTTCGGTGTGTCGCCGACGCAGGCCGCCCTGCTGCCGATGACGGCATGGCTGTTCGCCGCCGCCACCTCGAAGGAAATCTTCCGCAAGGGTGCGCCCCCGCAGATCCACGTCGACCACCCGGCGTCCGCATCCCCGTCGGAGATCAACCGCTGGAATGCGATGTATCAGCAGCGGAACATCGGTCCCCGCAACATCGGCAACCCGATCAACACCAAGGGCGGCGCCACCGTCAACGAGCTGGCGCAGTCCCGCACGATGGACTACCTCCAGTTCCTCGACCAGAAGCGCGACGAGATCATCGCCGCCTACGGTGTGCCTCCGGCGAAGGTCGGCATCATCGAGTCGGGGAACCTGGGCGGCGGCACGGGTGAGGCGCAGGATCGCACGTTCATGGTCAACACCTGCCAGCCCATCGCCGAACTGGTACTGGAAGCGCTGAACTACGCGCTGGCGAAGATCGGCTTCGGGGTCGAGGGCTGGAAGCTGAAGTTCCGCGACATCGACATGCGCGACTCCAAGACCGTCGAGGAGATCCGCGACCTGCGGCTCCGCAACGGCTCCTGGACTCTGGACCGCTACCGCGCCGACATCGGCGAACCCGCGGTCGAAGGCGGCGACCAGCCGGTGCTCGTCGACCGGGAGAACCTCGTCAAGTGGGCCGACATGGACGCCGCGTCCAAGGCCGGCATCGCGTCCAAGCTCAAGGGCACTGCTCTGGAGCCGGCCGACCCGCAGCATGGCGAACCCGTCACCGTTGAGAAGCCGGAACCGGCGCCCGTGCCACCACAGTTGAAGGCGTTCGCGGGCGGTGTTCCGCCAGAGCCTGACGGCGACGGCACTCCGGACGATGACTTGCCGGAAGAGCCGGAGGAGTCGGCCCGCGCCCTCTATCGGCGCCGTCTGCGAGAAGCGCTGGCCAGCCTGCCGGGAGGTGTCGATGAGCGAGCAGCCGCCTGACCCAGGACCTGTCGTGGTGCAGCCGCCGGATCCGCCGAACCATCCACTGCGGGCCAAGGACGTCGCAGCTCTGATCAAGAAGCGGATCGGCTAGGACTCGTCTTGCTGTACCGCCTTCTCAGCGATGGAGAGCGGGACGACCGCCGCCACACGGCGCCCGCGACTGGTCACGAAGGTGATCCGGTTTCGGACCGCCGCGTTGATCACGTCCGCCAGGTTCGTGCGCACTTCGGCGGTGCTCATCTCGACAGGCTCTTCTTTCATGACGCCAGAGTACAGAGAAGCCCTTCCAGGTACACTGATGTACATGAATGTACAAGGCGGGATGGCCTGGATCTACACACTGAGCGACCCGCGGTCGGGCGAAGTTCGCTATGTCGGAGTCACAACTCGCTCACTGGCCGCGCGACTTCGAGGCCATATCTCTGATGCCGGTCGCCAAGACCACAAGAGTCGGTGGATCCGCTCTCTACTGAGAGCGGGCGTCTCGCCCTTGATGACGGAGATCGAGGTCGTTCCAATCGAGACCCACGGGGAGGCAGAACGCCGATGGATCGCCGCATACCGGGCCAAGGGCGCGCGCCTGACTAACGCCACCGACGGCGGCCCCGGGACCCTGGGTCACGTTCTTTCCCCCGAGGCTCGGGAGCGCATCCGGCAAGCTGCTCTCAAACGCATGAAAGAGCCCGCCCGTCGCGAAGCCGTAAGCCGAGTACACAAGGGCAAGACCATCCCTGATGCGACAAAGAAGGCGGTCTCCGAAGCTGCCACCAAGCGGTGGGCTGCCTGGCGCGCGGCAGGCAGCGTCACCTCAGACGAAACACGAGCCAAGCTCAGCGAGCTGGCCAAGGCGCGGGACCTCCAGCCCATGAACAACCCCGCGTCTCAGGCCAAGGTCGCTGAAGCTAAACGGCAGTGGTGGGACGAGTGGCGCGCGCAGGGGCGCCCCGGCCGGAAGACTCACTGCCCGCAGGGCCACCCATACGACGAAGCGAACACGGCGCTCGAACGGGGCGGCAATCGAAAGACACCCGGCCGTAAGTGTCGGACCTGCATGCGAGAGCGCGCACGAGCTCGACGCGAGGCCGCTCGCCGGATTCCCTGAACCGCATAGGTGTTGGCATCGCCGCTGGCCGTCACGTGGGGGTGTCAATGCCACATCCGATCGAGCCCTTCGCCCGGGAGGCGTTCGCTGCCGGATGGGCCCTGTCAGGGGGGCCGATGACCGAACGAGTGAAGGCCGCCAGCCGCGCGGCCGTGGACACGGCGATCGAGCGCGCCGACGACCCGCGCATCCTCGAAGTCACCATCGACCTCGGGAAACTCGAAGGCATGTGGGCGAAACTCTTCGCCCGCCGTGAGGCGAAGCAAGCCGAACACACCCGGCACGTCGCAGACGCCTGGCGCCCCCTCATCGACCGCGACACCGTCACCACAATGGTGACCGCCTTCCGAGGCCGCACGATCCTCGCAGAAGCGCTCAGCGACTTCTCCGCCGAAGCCCTCGCCGCCGCCCGGGCCATGCTCCGCGCGCTCGCCGACCTCACCGGCTGGACCAACCTCCGCACCACCATCCGCAACGCCATCGCCGCCGGACAAGCCGAAGGCATGGTCAACGCCGTGGCGATCGCCGCCGAACGCGCCAGCGCCATCGGCCTGGACTGGAACATCGCCTTCAAGGACGCCTACGAAGCCCTGGAACACCTCGACGAACTGTGGGGCCAAGCAGACGGCTGGCTCGGCCGCATGATCGACCGGGCGGCCGGAGACCTCGGCCGGGTCCTCGCGCGGGCGGCCGAAGACGGGGCGTCACGAGACGAGATGGTCGCCGCCGCCATGGACGTCCTCACCTCCACCGACGTGGATGCGGTCGCGTTCACCGTGGACTGGGCCATGACCACCGCAGCTGACGAAGGCGCACTGCGCCTGTACCAGTCCGAGGGCGTCCAGCAGATCGACGTCATCACCGCAGGCGACGGCCGTGTCTGTCAGGCCTGCGCCGACTACGAGGTCGGCAGCCCGTGGAACACGCTCGACGTACCGCATCTGCCCACGCACCCGTACTGCCGCTGCTGCTACGCCGCCGCCCTGTCCCTGAGCCACTTCGCCGGCTGGTTCGCCTGACCTGGAGACCTGAATGAGCATCTACCGCCCGGCCCGGGTCCTGTGGAACCTGACCCAATCCGGCACGCCGCAGACCCTGTCCGGCGCGGCCACGACGAACGGCCCGGTCATCAACCTGATCGACGTCAGCGACGTGTGGCTCGCCGTCACCGTGATCGGCACCCCAACCGGCACCAACCCGACCCTCGACGTCGGCCTCGACGTACAGGACCCGGACGGCAACTGGTACCCGACCGTCGCAAAGATCACCCAGCTGACGACGAGCGCCGGCCGCGGGTCGGCCTTTGTGGGCCTGCACATGCCGAACGTCTCTTCCACGAGCGCGGCGTTCGTCCTCCCGTCCTACGGCAGGGTCACCTGGACGCTCGGCGGCACCAACCCCGTCTACCCGCAGACGTCGATCGCCCTGATGGGGAGGTGAATTGTGGCCCGCATCGGCACCCTCTCCGGCATCGCACTCGTCCCTGGAGTCTCCCGCAACGGTCGGCTGTACACCGCCGAAGCGATCGGCCGGGCCTGCGCCCGAGCTGCGGCCCGCATCAAGGAAGGGGGCGCCCCGCTGACGATGCTGACCCACCACGCAGCCGACGACGACTCCACCCTCATCGTCGGCCGGCTCACCTCCCTCACGCAGCTCGACGACGGGCGCGCCCAGTACACCGCGGACCTGGCCGACACCGAAGAGGCCCGGACCATCGCCACGCTGGTCGATGGCACCGACGGGCCTCCGTACCTCGACGGCGTCTCCATCCGCGGCGCCTGGGTCGGGAAGGTGCGCCGGCAGCCCGGCCCGGACGGCGTGCCAGTGGAAACGGCCGACGACCTAGAGATTGATGGCCTGGACTTCACCCGGAAGCCCGGCGTTCCTGGTGCGCGGGTCGACAGTTTCACCCGCGAGGGCTCCAGCGCCCCGGCGGAGACGGCATCCGAAGGGCGGGTGCTCATCACCGAGTCAGTGCAGGAGGCGCTGGTGACCACCACGACTGAGGCCGACACGCCGAAGGCGGAGACACCGGTGCCGGGCGGTGGCCCGTATGCAGATCCGGGCTACCAGGCCGACAAGAAGAAGCGGTACCCCATCGACACGAAGGCTCGGGCCAAGGCTGCCTGGAGCTACGTGAACCAGGCCGACAACGCCCGCGCCTACACGTCCGCGCAGCTGAAGCGGATCAAGCAGCGCATCGTGAAGGCGCTGAAGAGCTTCGGCGTGACGGTAGCCACCCAGGAGGGCTGGCTGATCGAGCCCGCCACCGCGGTGACCGAGGCGCTCGCCGAGTGCTGGGGGATGGACTCGGCGGACGCCGGCAACCTGTACGTCTCGCTGACGAACGGGCCGACCACGGTCACCGTGTCCTCGTACTCGCTCGACCCCCACGACCTCGACGCCGTCGGCCGTGCGGCGATGGCGGGCGCCCTGCAGGCCATCCTCAACATCGACCCGGACCTGGACGCCGACGTCGACGTGCCCGGCGAACCGGACGACGACGGAGCCGCCGCCAGCGCGGCCGGCACCACATGCCCGTGCGGATGCGGCTGCGCGATCCCCGCCACGCCCGGCGGCTGCCCATGCGAGTGCGAGTCGTGCATGCACTGCAAGGGCGAAACCGACGAGGACGACGGCGACGACGACGCGATGGAGACCGCGGCCGAGCACGCCCTCACCGAGACCTCGGCGCCGGAGACACCGGCCGCCGACAACCCCACCAAAGAGAAGGAGGGGCCCGCCATGGCGGAGTCCACCACCCCGGCAGCTGAGACCGCTGCCGTCCCCGCCGCTGGTGGGGTCCACCTGACCGACGAGCAGTTCGCACAGCTCCTCGCCCGCGTCGCCCCGCCCACCGCCCCTGCCGCGGCGGCAGAGACCGCCCCGGCCGAGCCGGTCGCCGAAGCGCAGACCGTGGCCCCGGCCGCGGAGGTGACGGAGACCGAGGAGCAGCGCATCGCGCGGCTCGTCGCCGAGGGCGTCGCTGCGGCGCTGCCGAAGGCGATCCAGGAGCACGTCGAGACGACCGGAGGCCCGACCCGCAAGGGGCTCGTCGCCGAGGCCTCCACCGCACCCGGCAACGGCCCGTCCGGCCTGCCCGAGGGCTGGCCGCAGAAGCCCCTGCACCAGTACACCGAAGAGGAGTGGAGGGCGCACGTCGGCCCGTCCACGGTCGGCGCGATCCTCGGCGCCCGCGGCGCGATCCCCGCCGAATAACACCCCAGGCCTGTACGGGCCTTCACGCACTTCCTGACCGCCAGCCAGCCCGGCTGGTGCCGCTCGGCAGAGATGGTCACCCAGCCCCACCCGCAACCCGCGGCGTGGGGCTTCGTCATTCCCGCTTCTGCCGAGAAAGGCACGCTCACCATGACTACTGGTGACCTTCGTGAGGCGCTGACCGCCGCCGGTGCAGCACCCCTCATCAACAAGATCATCGACCCGATGCTGCTGGAGTACCAGCGGCGCTACTCCCCGCTCGTGCGGTCCATCCAGACCCGCAAGTGGGACTCCACGGTCTACTACTTCAACCAGCGCACCGCCCGCGCCGCGGGTGGCTTCGTCACCGACGGCGGCGCCCGACCGGTCACCAACAGCACCTACGTGCAGAACCAGTTCACGATCCGCAACATGCAGAGCGTGGGCGCGGTCACCGGCTACTCCCAGGCCGTCACCAAGCAGCTCATCGGCGACCTGCGCCAGCAGGAAATCGAGGGCGGCGTCCAGGGCCTGTACTGGGACATCGAGACCGCCCTCCTGTGGGGGAACTCCGGCTCCACCGCACTCGGCGGCTACCCCCAGTTCGACGGCCTCGACACCCTTGCCGCCACGTTCTCCGGCACCAACCAGAACGCCCTCGACGCCGCCGGCGCCTCGTTCTCGCTGGGCTGGCTGGACAAGCTGATCGACATGGTCGAGCAGCAGGCCGCGATGCCGGTCGCCGACCAGTCGTGGATGCTGGTGATGTCGCCGACCGCCGCGTCGAAGGTGCAGCAGCTCGTCGTCGCGAACCAGCGCTTCATGGACAAGATCGAGGTCGCGGCCGGCCTCAACGTCATCTCCTACCGCGACATCCCGATCATCAAGTCGTCGTTCCTGTCGGCGCGCGCCTTCCAGATGGGCGCGGTCACCACGGCGACCGCGACGACCGGCGGCTCGCTGGCGGCGGCCACGTACTACTACCAGATCGTGCCGGTCATCGCCCGCCAGGGCGAGATCCTCCCGTCGACCGAGGTCTCCCAGACCACCACCGGCTCGACGAGCACCGTGACGCTCTCGTTCTCCACCCCGAGCGGCCTCGACGGCTCCCAGCCCAACCTGTACAAGGTGTACCGGTCCACCGCGACCGGCACCGAAACGTTCCTCGGCTACGTCGACGCCACCGTCGGCATCGGCACCGACGGCGTCACCCCGATCCTCACCACGAGCATCCTCGACGACGGCGTCACCCTCACCCCGAAGAACGGCTCCACCGTCCCGGCCTCCGTGCCGGCCGCCTACGTGGGCACCAACAGCTCGATGAAGCCGCAGGCCTCCGGGTCGGAGAACATCTACCTGATGGCCCGCGACCCCAACTTCGTCGTGCGGCCCTACGTCCGCGAGCTGGAGCCGCTCGACGTGTACCCCACCACGTCCAGCCCCGACAGCCTCCCGTTTGCCATCGCGTCCGACACCTGCCTCGCTGTCCGTGCGCCCAAGTACCTCGGCCGCGTCAGCCGCGTCAGCACGGCACTGTCCAGCTGATCTTCCCCTCGTCCGGCGGCGCGCCATCCAGTGGCCCTTGCGCGCGCCGCCGGACCCCACCTCACCGAAGGGAGCGGACGTATGCCGCTCATCCGCAAGGAGCGGGCCGGGTCCGACTCGTTCGGCAACACCTGGCCCGAAGACGGCGCGGCCGTCGACATCGACGACGCCGAGCAGATCGCCGCCCTGATGTCGATCCCCGACGGCGGCTTCAGCGAAGTCACTCCCGATGCCGACGACGAAGGCCCTGGCGAGCCGTCCCAGGAACCCGCCGACGGCGAGAACCCTGACGAGAACACGGAACTCTCCGAAGTCGACCCTGACGCGCCAGCCGCCGAGCCCAAGGCTGAGGACGACGCGAAGCCGGCGGCCAAGAAGACCACCGCCCGCAAGACCACCGCGCGCAAGCCCGTCGAAGAGGGATAGCCCATGGCCGCGGACTCTCCCGTCCCCCTCGCCACCAGCGCGGACATGCAGGACGGACAGTTCGCAGACCTGGTGCGCGACTACAGCGCAAGCGCCCTCGACCAGCTGATGATCGAGTCCACGCGCGTCTGCGAAGGCATCGCCGGCCGACGCCTCGCACCATTCACCGCCGTGCCGGAAACCCACCGGGCCACCGGGATCGACCCGGACGAGTACACGGACTCGACGAACCTGCCCATGGACATCCTCGGATCGCTGGGCCGCTCCTACGCGAACGCGCTCGGCGCCGGCGACCAGGTGCGGCACGTGTGGCTGAACGAGTTCGCACCCCGCTACCCGGAGATGTGGACCTACTCCAACCTGCAGGTGACCATCCTCCGTTCCTACGGCGGCACGCAGGTCGTGAACACGGCGAACATCATCGGCGCCGAACCCGACTCCGGTCACATCTGGTTCACCCTGGGCACGTTCCTGCCGCTCGGCTCCCTGATCCGCACCGTCTACAGCGGCGGCTACACCACGTCTCCTGCCGATCTGGCCAGGGCGTGCAAGCTGCAGGCCGCGGTGCTGGTGCTCGGTGAAATCGACCCGGCGGGCACGCAGTTCGGCCACGATCCCGGCGCACTGCGCACGCAGGCCGAGGAGATCCTTTGCCGCTACCAGCCTTCCTGACAGGAGGTGAGTGGTGCCCACTGCCGTACAGAAGGAGGCCGCCTGGCTGGCGGCGTACAGTGCCGCGGATGGTCTGCCGGGGCTGCTGAAGGCCTACGGGGGACCGTGGGACATCGTTCAGGCGTACCGGGCGCGGACGCCCCCGCATCGCAAGGCCCGCTTGTACGTGCGGCGCTCGAATCTGCGGGTGGAGCGCTTCGGCTTCAACCGCAAGATCAACCACCACACGTTCATGCTGCACCTGTACTGGCCCCAGTCCTCCCCAACGGGGCAGGCCGAGTCCGTTCAAGAGGACTTCGACAACGCGGTGGGCCTCGTAGTCGACCGGATCTCCGGCCTGTTCATGGACAAGACACACGGAGCCCGCTTCCTCAGCGTCGCGGAAGACCCGGCCGACATCGACGTGCAGTTCGACGACCCGGATATTCCGATCCAGGCGAAGGCCGAGCTGACGGCCACGATCACCTACCAGGCAGACGACCAGGACTACACCTCCTGACCTGCCTGTTCATTCACCGGCTCTCGCCTCGCGGGGGCCATTTTTCATGCCCCCATCCCGCGAGGAGATCCCCGTGCCCGAGGCCGAAGAGACACCGCCGCCGGTCCGGCAGCGCAACACCACCCCCTACATCTACAACGTCGCCGAAACCGAGGCCGGCCCGGCCTACGCGGTGCTCCCCGGCGAGACCGCTGTGCTCCCCGCCCTCCTCGACGGCTGGACCCCCGTCGACGAGGCCGAGCCTGAGCCGGCCGCCGGGGAGACCCCGGCGAAGTCCCCCAGCAGGAAGCGCGCCGCCACCGCGAACACCGACACGAAGGACGGAGGTGAGCCGCAGTGACCCTGCTCGGACGGCTCGGATATGTGGGCCTCGCCAAGGAGACCACCCAGGGCACGTGGGTGACGCCTTCCTACTACCTGGCCTGCACGAAGATGGACTTCGAGGTCAACTACGACCAGTTGCGCGACGAGTCGTACCGCAACAACGACTCCAACCTGCAGGGCCTCTACCAGGGTGCCGGCGACAGTGCCGTGGACCTGGAGTTCAACGGCTACCCGGACGCGCTCGGCTACGCGCTGCGCATCATCGGCCCGGACACGGTTACGGCGGGCGTGTCGACGACGCTGTCCTCGTCCAGCATCGCGGGCGCCACGTCGATCAGCACCGCGGCGTCGATCCCGGTCGGCTCCACCATCATGATCGACACTGGGACGAAGGTCGAATACGCCACCACCGGAACCCCCACCGGCTCCGGCCCCTACACGATCCCCATCGCCACCCCGACGACAGGCCTGACATACGCCCACAACTCGGCCGTGGCCGTCGTCTCCCAGACGACCCACACCTTCAAGCAGTCCGCGACCCAGGCGAAGCCCACCTACTCTCTGACCCAGTCCAACGTCTACGAGGCGTGGGGCTACGCAGGCTGCATGCTGTCCGACGTATCGATCAAGGTCGACCCGAAGGGCATCGTCACCTGCGGCGCCAAGTACATGGGATGGATCCCGACCGTCCAAGCGGGCCCGTTCACGCCCGCGTTCTCGCAGCCGGCTCCGCTGCTGGGCTGGCAGTTCGCCATGACCAACGCGGGCGCCACGTCGACGCGCGGCCTGTCGTACGAGATGACGCTGAAGCGGCCGATCGAGGCCATCCACGCATCCAACGGCAGCCAGCAGCCGCGTGAGGTCTTCTCCGGTGTCCTCGACGCCGACATCGCGTACAAGGCGATCTACGAGAACGACAACGACTACAACCTGTACCTGAACGCCCTGCAGAACAACCCGACGTCGATGTCGCTGGTGCAGCCGGTCGGTGCGGGCGTCGACGCGGCGGGGTCGTCGCTGACGCTCACGACAACGCAGGGCGGCTGGAGCAAGGGCAAGCCGGACGTGTCCGGGACGTACGTGACCGCGGACTTCGACATCTCCGGCGTGTACAACGCCACCGACTCCGGGTCCGTGCAGGCCGTCCTGAAGAACTTCACCGCCAGCGCGTACTGACCTGCTTTCACTCCCCGGCCGTACCCGCGCGTGAGGGCGTCGCGGTACGGCCGGGGTCTCACGCCCTCAACGCCCTCACCCTGCAAGGAGATCGCCCATGTCGGGCTACACCAACCCGTATGTCCTGCTCCCGTTCCCCGAGCTCGGCGACGACATCAGCGTACTGATGAAGAACCCGCAGCTCCTGCCACCGTCCGAGATCCAGCCCGAGGACGTGCCGACCGACGAGAACGGGCAGCCGAAGGACCCGGAGGAGGCGCAGCGCGCCATGTACCGGGTCATGGCGCGGCTGATCGTCGCGTGGAAGGTCTACGAGGCGTTCGACCCGGACGCGACTCTCGACATCGACCCGGAAGCAGATCCGGCCGATCTCTTCGAGACGCTCGGCGCGGGCGAACAGAAGCGGCTGGGCGCCATCACCGTCGACAACATCGCGCGCCTGCCCCTGGCCATCATCAACCGGATCGGCGAGGAGGTCGGCCGGGTCGCGGACCCTCAGTAGAGCCGGGCTCCCCGTACTACGAGAACGTTCTCCTCCCCGTCGAGTCGATCATCGAGGGTAGGTGGGGCAGCACCGAGCCCGCGCCGCCGGAATGGACCGACTTCGCGTTGATGAGGCAGATGCGCTGGTCGTGGGAGCAGCTCCAGCGGACTCCGCTGTATGTGCGCCGGTACTGCGTCGACTTCCTCAGCATGATCAACGAGCACGAGGAACGCCAGATCGAACGCGAACGGCGCAAAGCCGAACGGGCATCACGGGGGTGATCCATGGGCGAGCTCAGGCCCGGCACATTCACCCGGCTGTTCGCCGAGATCGACCGCGAAGCCCAACTCAAGGCGCGCCGGGTCCTCACTGCGACCGCCCTGGCGGTAGAACGCCAAGCGAAGATCAACGCCTCGGTCGGTGCCCACAAGCGCGGAACCAAGACCCCGGCAAGCCCAGGCACCGGGCCAGCCGTCATCTCAGGAACGCTGCGCCGCGCCCTCTCCCACTCCCCGGTGACCTTCACCGGCAAAGGCTGGGAGACGAAAGTCGGCACCGCAGTCGGCTTCACACCCCCCTACGGGCGCACCCCGGCCAACAAGTACGGCTTCTACCTGGAGACCGGGCTGAAGAACGGCGCCACCTACCCCTTCCTCAAGCCGGCGGCTGACTTCGGCATGCGCATCGTCGCCCCCCAGCTGTACCGGGCCGCGTTCCGCGTCGGGTGGCCTCACGCCTGAACCCGGCAACACCGCCTTTTCCCCTGGTGCAGAGAGGCGGTGGGACGCGTGGGTGCCGAGATCGCCGACCTGTACACGATCCTGCGGGCCGAGACCGCCCCGTTCACCGCTGGCATGCGCCGGGCGTCAGAGGAGGGCGAGTCGTTCACGACGCGCATGGGTGGCGCGTCAGCGATGCTCCGCAAGCTGGGTGCGGCCACCACGCTGGTCGGGATCGGCTTCGTCGCCTACGGCGTGAAGGCGGCAGGCGACTTCCAGCAGCAGATGAACCTGCTGGTCACCGCTTGCGGGGAGTCGTCGAGGAACCTGAAGAAGGTCTCCGACGGCGTCATGTCCCTCGCGCGGGAGACGGGCACCTCGACGGACCAGCTCGCCGAGGGCATGTACCAGGTCGAGAAGGCCGGCTACCGGTCCGGTGATGGCCTGAAGGTTTTGCGGGCCGCGGCACAGGGCGCCCGTGAGGAGGGCGCGAACCTCAAGGACGTCACCAACGCGATGACGTCCGTGATGGCGTCGTACCACTTGAAGGCGAGCGACAGCGTCCGCGTGATGAACGCCCTCAAGACCGCCGCGGGCGAGGGCAAGATGACCATGGAGGAGTTCGCCGGATCCCTGTCGACGGTCATCCCGATCGCCTCCGCCAACAAGATCTCCTTCGGTGAGGTCGGCGGCGCGATCGCCACGCTCACCCAACACGGCACCTCGGCGCGTGAGGCCACGCAGGAACTCGCCTCCACGATCCGCCAGTTGGCGGCGCCGAACAACGTCGCTGTTCAGGAGATGCAGCGCCTCGGCCTGTCCAGCGTGGACGTATCCACGAAGCTCGGCAAGCGAGGCCTGTCCGGCACGTTGGATCTGCTGTCGCGGACGGTACTGCAGCAGATGGGCAAGTCCGGAACCCTGCTGCTGTCGTCGTTCAACAAGACGAAGCAGGCCGCGGCCGACGCCGACCAGATGGTCAAGTCGATGCCCCCGAACCTGCAGAAGCTCGCCCAGTCGTATGCGAAAGGTTCGATCAGCCTGGGTGACTGGCGCAAGCAACTGAAGGGGCTTCCGCCGGAGCAGGCCAACCTGCTCACCCAGTACGCGACGCTGCAGAACAAGACCAACGGGTTCTCCGCCGAGCTGAAGAAGGGCGGCCCGGCAGCCCAGACATACACCGAGGCGATCAAGAAGCTCACGGGCGGCGCGATCGGCCTCAACACCACGCTGCAGCTGACCGGGGAGAACACGGAAGGCTTCAAGGACCGCGTCCACAAGGTCTCGGAGTCGTTCAACCACGCCTCGAAGGACGTCGAAGGCTGGAAGATCACCCAGCAGTCCTTCAACGTCCAGATGGGCCGCCTGAAGGAGGCCGTGCAGACCGCCGCCATCACGGTCGGCACGAAACTGATCCCGGTCATCCTCAAGGTCGTCACGTTCTTCGAAAAGAACAAGGCTGCCGCGATCGCGCTCGCCGTCGTCATCGGCGGCGTGCTCACCGCCGCCGTGGTGTCGTTCGCGACCGGCGCTGTCGTCGGCGCGGTCTCCGGCGTGATGGACCTCTCCCGGGGGATCCTGGCCGCAGCGAAGGCCGTGAAGGCATTCGTGCTCTCGGAGCGGCTGGCCGCGATCGCCACGAAGATCTGGGCCGGCATCCAGCTCGTCTTCAACGCGATCATGGACGCGAACCCGATCGTTCTCGTCGTCCTCGCGATAGCTGCCCTCGTCGCCGGAATCATCTACGCCTACAACCACTGCGCCCGCTTCCGCGCCATCGTCCAGGCGGCGTTCGCCGGCGTGAAAATGGGGGCCGTTGCCCTCTGGCACGGCCTGCAGGCGGTCTGGAACGGCCTCGTCACCGGGGTCACCTTCCTGTGGCACGCCATCGTCGCCGTCTGGCACGCCATTTCCAGCACGACAACGACCGTGTGGAACGGGATCGTCGGGTTCTTCCGCAAGTGGTGGCCGCTCCTCCTGGTCATCTTCGCGCCGCCGATCGCCGCACTCGTCGCCATCTGGAACCACTTCCACACCCAGATCACCACGATCGCGCAAACCGTCTGGAACGCCATCCTCAGCTTCCTCAAAGGCGTGTGGAGCGGCATCCAGACCATGGCAGGGGCCATCTGGACAGCCATCCAGTTCGCGGTCATCACCCCGATGTTGGCTCTGTGGTCCGTGCTGAAGGCCGGCTGGAACGCCTTCTCCGGCTGGCTCAAGACGGCCTGGAGCCTGATCGAGGGCTTCGCGCGGGGCTACTGGTCGGCCATCAAGGGCGCCATCGTTGATCCGCTCGTCGCGGCCTGGCACGCGGTCAGCGGCACGATGTCCAGCATCGGCAAGACCATCACCAGTGGTCTGAGGTATGCCTACAACTTCGCCAAGGGCTTCGTCACCGGCTTCGTCAGCGTCGGCCGGAACATCGTCATGGGCATCGTCCACGGCGTCGAAAATTCCGCCGGGGCCCTGTTCGGGTCTCTGAAGAGCCTCGCCAAGAACGCTCTCAGTTCCGCGAAGTCGTTCCTTGGGATCAGTTCGCCGTCGAAGCTGTTCGCCGACCACGTTGGCGCCAACATCACGGCGGGCATCGCGCAGGGTGTCACCGCGACCGCCCGCACGGCGCATGAGGCCGTGCGGTCTGTGGCCGCCGGAATGATCGCCGAGACGGCGAAGACCCTCGGCATCTCTTCCCCGTCGAAGGTGTTCCGCCAGCTGGGCATCTACGTCAACGAGGGCCTCGTCGACGGTTTGACGGGCTCCATGGCGAGGGTGAAGGCCGCGACGCGGAGGATCGAGTCGCTGCTGCAGCAGACCTACAACCGGGTTGCGGACCTGAAGGGCCACAAGGGCGTCTCCAACAAGTGGGTCGCCTCCCACGAGAAGACCATCAAGCATCTGGAGGCGTACGCGGCGAAGGAGGACAAGATCCTCCGAGGCCTCGCGGCGAAACGCGACGCCGTCGCATCCAAGATCAAAACAGCGCAGAAGAAGCTGGCCGACCTGCAGAAAGCCTGGTCGGAAGAAGTCAAGTCAGTGGCCTCCGGCGTCATGCAGGGCTTCAGCATCGTCACCGACGCCCCCCAGGAAGGCTTCGCCCTCACCGCGCAGGACGTCGTCAACAAGATGCGCGACCAGATGCAGAAAGCCGTCCAGTTCGCGGCCCAGCTGCAGGCGCTGAAGAAGAAGGGCCTCAGCTCGGATCTGATCGCCCAGATCGCGGCGGCCGGCGTCGACCAGGGCGGGGCGACCGCGGCGGCACTACAGAACGCGTCGGCGGCACAGATCAAGCAGATCAACACGCTGAACACGACCACGAAGTCCGCGGCCACGAGTGCGGGCAAGGCGGTCGCCGACTCCATGTACGGGGCAGGGATCCGCGCGGCGCAGGGCTTGGTGAAGGGTCTGCAGTCGCAGGAGAAGCAGATCGAGCACCAGATGCTGAAGATCGCCGAATCGATGAAGAAGGCGATCAAGCACGCGCTCGGCATCAAGTCCCCGTCCACGGTGTTCGCGGAGATCGGCACGTGGATTCCCAAGGGCCTCGCCAAGGGCGTCGACGGCAGTGCACGGCATGCCACACAGGCCGTGCACCGGCTTGCCGGCTCCGTAGCGGGCGCGGGCGCCCGGATGGGCGCTGGGCTGGCCATGGCCGGCGGGGGAACCACGGTGGTGAACCAGTACACGGTGAACGTCCGGGTTGAGGGTTCGGTCCGTAGTGACCGTGAGCTGCGGGATGTGATGCAGCAGGAGTTCGCCCGCCTGGGGATGCGTAATGCGCAGACCTGGCAGTCCTACAGGCGCTGACCTGTTGATCGAGTTCGAGGGCGCCGCCGGGCGTCAGTGAGGGGTGTCCGGTGGCGAAGCTGGCGACGTTGATCGACGGGTTCACGGCGAGCGCGATCAACACCAGTGTGTGGAATGCGACGTCGGGTGGCCAGTTCGCGCTCGATGCGGTGAACGATCTGGTCACCCTCAACGTGGGTACGACGAGCGGCACGTTCTACAGTTTCGGGTCGGCGCTCGGCTACGACGCTACGGGCAGCAGCCTGTACGCGCAGATCACGGTCGCGGCGAACGGCAACGGGCACGTCCAGACGAACCTGAAGCTGGACGCGGGCGGCAACAATGCGTTGATCGCTTCGGTGTCGTCGGGCGGTAGCTTTCAGCTTCAGGTGTTCACGGCGGGCTCGCCGGTGTCGACGGCGCTGCCCACTTACGATCCGCACGCGCACAGGTGGTGGAGGTTCCGCGAGGTCGGCGGCTCGTTCGCGTTCGATGTGGCGCCGGACGGCCTGAACTGGACGACGCTGGCGACGATGGCGTACGCGTGGTCGGCGACATCGGTGGCCGTGTACTTGCAGACGGGTGCCACCGCGACCGAGGCGGCCGGGAATGTGGCGGCGATCCAGAACGTCAACACCCGGTCGGGGGGCCTGGCGAATCCGAACTGGCCGTGGGTTGAGGACGGCTGGGGTGCAGTCTGGAACGCCAACGGCGGCGACTCCCCGCTCGACCGGTACGTCGATGTCAGCGACCGTACCCGGCAGTCGGTGTCCGTGCAGCGGGGGCGGCAGTACGAACTGGACCAGGTCCGCAGCGGTGAGGCGTCACTGGCTCTGGAGAACAAGGACGCAGCTCTCGATCCGACGAACGCGTCGGGCCCGTATTACGGGCACATCCTGCCGTATCAGCCGTACCGGCGGCGCGCGCAGTGGCCTGCGACGAGGAACCGTCTCACGCAGGTTCAGGCGACGGGCGGGGATCTCGGAGGGTTCTCTGCCGGGACGATCCCGCAGGGCTCCGGCGGCATCGACGTGTTCTCGTTCTCCGACAGTTCGGGTGGGAGCATCGTCGCGTCGGCGACGGCCTGGCAGGGCGGCTCGGTCTTTCAGTTCTCGGTGCCGAACGCGACGGCGCTGCATACGGCGATCTGTTTCACTGCCCAGCCTGCGGTCAAGCCGGGCATCGCGTACACGGTGTCGATGTGGGTTCGGGATGTGACCGCATCAACATCGTTGCAGGTGAACGCGTGGATTGCGTTTACCAATGTGGGCGGTACGCAGACGACGACTCGCTCGTCGGCGGTGACGTTGACGGGGGCGACGGCGGCCGGGTGGACGCAGGTGTCCATAACGGCGACGGCTCCGGCGGATGCGGCGCGCCTGTCGGCGGGCGTGGAGACGGCCGCCGCAGCGGCGGCGACGTGCAGCGTGCAGGTGGACGGCTGGCAGCTTGAGACGGCCACCACCGCATCAGCGTGGGCGTGCCCCGGCATCATGTACCCGGTCTATGCGGGGTACATGGAGCGCTGGCCGTCCTCGTGGGACATGTCCGGCACCTACGGGCTCGTGCAGCCCAGTGCGGTGGACGCGTTCTCGCTGCTCTCCCAGAAGCAACTCAGTGATCCGCTCACCCAGGAGATCAACGGGAACAGTCCGCGGTTCGTCTACCGGCTCGACGACCCCAGCGGGTCGACCGCTGTGTCGGACTGGACCGGCAACAACCCGGCCGCGCAGCTCGGCGTCTCCAAGTACGGCGCGGGCTCCGTGACCTTCGGCGCCACGGTCACCGCCGCCGATGCGACCGGCGTATACACGGGCAGTTCGGGGACCGTAGCCACGGTGTCGAACGCGAATCCCGGCACCTCGACGATCGGCGCGGCCACGTTCATCCAACTCGCGGCGGCAGGGATCCTCGGCCCGGCAAACCTGGCCTCATGGACCCGCATGATCGCCTTCAAATACACGGGGCCGACCCCCACCAGCCTGGCCGTATTCGCGTCCGCGTTCGACCGGCAGCGCGCCAACAACGCGCCGAGCGGGTCGGGTATGTTCTGGCAGATCGACTCCACGGGCAAGGTCGGCTTCGTCATGCGAGGCCCGGCCTCCGGGGGCGTGGGCACCATCTACGCTCCCGGACCGACCGTCCTGGACTCCGACTGGCATCTCGTGTTCGCCGCCTACGACCGCACCTCGGCGACACTGCGGATCGGCATCGACGGCGTCTCGTGGACCTACACGAGTATCGCCTCCACCGATGAGCCGTCCGGGCTGATCAGCGACAACATCGCCGCCTACGTCGACCCGACCGTCGGCAACGGCACCGTCTTCAACTTCAAGGGCGACATGAGCTTTGTCGCAGAGTTCCCGACGCAGTTGTCGACGACGGCCATGAACAACATCTACACCGCGTGGCGGTCGGCGTGCGCGGGCGAGTCGACGAACGCCCGGTACGCGCGGATCCTCCGCTACGCCGGCTACACGGGCCCGTCGACGCTGCAGACCGGGCTGACCACATCGATGGGGCCCGCGGCGATTGAGGGCCAGGATGCGGTGTCGGCGTTGCAGGCGGTCACGGACACGGAGAACGGTGAGCATTTCGTCGACCGCTCCGGGTTCGTGCAGTTCAAGGCTCGTAGCGCCCGCTACAACGCGCTCACCCCGGTGTACACGTTCGGGGAGAACACAAACGAGTGGCCGTATGAGGACATCAGCACGGACTTCGACTCCACCCACCTGTCCAACCAGGTGACGGTCACCCAGGAGTCCACCGGGCAGAACTTTTACGCCCAGGACTCGACGTCGATCACGAACTACTTCCCGAGGACGATGGCCCGCACCATCAACGCCTCCGACCCCAACGAGTGCCAGGACGCCGCCGACTACCTGCTCTCCCGGTACAAGCAGCCCGCGACCCGCGTCGCGACGCTCAAGCTGCACCCGAGTGCGTATCCGGCGATGTGGCCTATCTGCCTCAGCCTGGAACTCGGGATGCGGGTGCGGGTGATGCGGCGGCCTCCCGGGGTGCCGGTGACGCAGATCGAATGCTTCATCGAGAACATCAGCTGGGAGTTCGGGGACGACGGGGAAGCCTTCCAGACGCTGCAGTGCTCGCCTGCCGACCTGACCCCGTATGGGATCTTCGCGGCCTGGCATACGACCCTCAACGCGTCTATCGCGTCGGGGGTCACGTCGATCGTGGTGAACGCCAGCCAGGACAACGTGAATCCACTCGCCGCGCAGTTGGCGGCCGGGCAGCAGTTGGTGCTCGGGCAGAACACCGGCAACCAGGAGACCGTCACGATCTCCACGGTCGGGGCGACGTCGCCCGGCTGGACCACGGCCACCATCACCCTCACCGCGGCCACCACCAAAGCCCACACGGCCGGTGACCTGGTCAACGAACCGCTGCCCGCAGGCACGACGGACCCCACCACGTGGGACAACGTCGCCAAGTTCGACTCTGTCGCGTTCGCTTATTGATCATGTCGGGCCCGCGCGGGCCCCTACCCGCCTGGAGGTGCCTGCGTGCCCCGCACCGTGCCCGTCTCCGTCACCGAATCACCCGGCAACTACCTGACCGGCGCCCTCTGGACAGCCCAGGTCAAAGCCACCATGGACTTCCTCCTGGGCTCCGGCACCAACGGCGTCCCACGCTTCAAAGGCTGGGCCTCCACCAGCCAGTCCATCGCCACCGGAGCCACCGACACACCCATCACCCTCGACAGCGAAGACTGGGACTCCGACAACGGCCACTCCACAGTCACCAACACCAGCCGGTACACGATCCAAGTCGCGGGCACCTACCGCGTCATCGCCGTCGGCGGATTCACCTCCAACAGCAACGGCAACCGCAAGCTCGGCATCAACGTCAACGGCGCGAACGTCCGCGGCTCCTCCACCCAGCAAGTCAACGCCGGAACCAACTCCTGGATCGGGGCATGCTCGGTCGAACTCGCCCTCAACGTGGGTGACTACGTCGAAATGGTCATGTGGCACACCTCCACCACCACCCCGTTGGGTACCGCCCAATCCGTCGGATTCGGGCCCGCCATGTCCGTGTGCTGGATCAGCAGCTAAGGAGTCCCATGAGCACGGCGAGTTCGGTCACCACCTACCAGATCGGCTTCTACCTCCAGCACGGCGGCGGGGAAGCAGAGACCGCATTCCTCACCTTCACCACCGCGTCCGGAATGGACGACGCCTCCGCGCTCGCCCTGGCCAGGGCCATGAAAGGCGTCGCCTGGCCGACGGGCACCAGCGCATCAGTGACGGTCGAACGCACCGAGATCACCAGCGTCTACACCGGCGGCGACCTCACCGCCGACCCACCCGTCTTCAACTGACCCCTTCCAGCCCACACCCGAGCCCCTGGCAGCGCGCTGGGGGGCTCTTGCACGCCCAGGAGCACCATGACCAGCACTTCGCCGCGCCCAGGTCTCGGCCGCATTCAGCATCACGACCCGCGGAATCTCGGCTACGCCCACGGCGTGCTGCCGAAGTCCGCGATCCAGTCCGTCGTCTGGGCCCGGCACACGCCGATCCTCGACCAGGGACAACTCGGCTCGTGCACCGCCAACGCCCTCACCGGCGCACTCGGCACCGACTCCGCGGGCCGCACGGCGACCGCACAGGTCACAGTGAAGGCCGACAGCAAGGGCATCTTCAAGGCCGGCTCGTACACCCTCGACGAGTCCTTCGCCGTGATGGCGTACGAGCTGAACACGCGCCTCGACGACATCAAGGGCCAGTACAAGCCTGACGACACCGGCTCGTCCGGGCCGGCGTGCGGGAAGACCGCGAAGGCTCTCGGGCTCGCGTCCGGCTACACGCACGCGTTCACGTACGACGCGCTGCGGTCGGCGCTGCAGTCGGGGCCGGTCCTGATCGGCATCGACTGGTACAACTCGATGTTCGACCCGCAGGCGGACGGCCGCATCGTCGTCGACAAGACATCCGGCCTGGCTGGCGGTCATGAGCTGATGATCCGCGAGTACGACGCCGTCAAGGACGTGGCGTGGGTCGACAACTCGTGGGGCCCGTCCTGGGGTGTGAACGGCCGCGGGTACTTCACGGGCGCTGACCTGCGGACGCTCCTTGCCGACGGTGGCGACGTCACTGTCCTCGCGTTCACGACTGCGCCGATGCCTACCCCTCCTCCGTCGCCCACTCCTGCTCCGGATCCTCGACTGGCTCAGGCGGCTGCTCTGGCCGTCCAGTTGAGCGATCTGATGCAGCCGTGGGCGCAGAACAAGGCCGCCTGATGACCGTGTGGGCCCAGCTGTGGCCGAACCTCCTGGCGAACATCATCTGGGTGCCGCTGGCCGCAGCGTGGGCGTGGGCACACCGCCGCTGGTCGAAACGCCACATCGCACTTCTCCGCGACCACATCACCGCCCTGCAACGGCAGCACGAGGAACTCCTCATCAACCACATCCTCGGCGGCGCCGAGAACCGGCAGGAAGGAGGCGGGTGATGACCACCTCCCGCGGTATCGACGTCTCCGCCTACCAGGGCCTCCAGGACTGGGCGGCGCGGAAGGCTGAGGGCGTCGTCTTCGCCTTCGCCAAAGCATCCGAGGGCCAGACATCCCGGGACAGTCGGTTCGATGCCCACATCCGCGGCATCCTCGCCGCCGGCCTCATCCCTGGCGCCTACCACTTCGGCTGGCCCACGCAGGATCCGGCGCGGGAGGCGGCGAACTACATCGCCGCAGTGGGGCCGTACGCGCGGCCGGGGTTCGTGCACTGGCTGGACTTGGAACGCTACTCGGACGGCCGGAACTATGCGGGGCGCTCGGACAAGCAGATCGCCGAGTGGGTGGTGACGTGGCTCGCCGCGGTGCGCACCGCGTTCCCGGGGCAGCGGGTCGGCGTCTACACCAGCGCGGATGACGTCGCGAAGGAGCACGTGCCGGACGGCGTCGACTGGTGGTATCCCGCCTACCCGTGGGGCCCGGCCGCGTACTCGCGCGCGGAAGCCGCCACGCGCCCGAAGGCGTCCGGGCGTCAGCCGCTGATCTGGCAGTTCACCTCGCAGCCCGTCGACCGCAGCATCGCCTACCTGTCCGCCGCGGACCTCCGCACGTGGGCAGCCGGAACCGAGGAGGACCCCATGGCGGGGATCACCAAGCAGGACATCTACGACGCGGTCTGGAAGACGGACCAAGTCGCCGCACCAGCCGACGCGCCGGACCTGAAGACGAACCCCACCTGGCAGCCGCAGTCGTACCTGAAGGGCATCGATCAGCGGCTGCAGAAGCTCCTCGCTGCCGAGTCGGCGCAGTCGGCGGCGATTGCCGCGCTGGCGAAGCTCGTCGGCTCCGAGGTGGACACGGCCGCCGTGGTGGCGGCTGTGCAGAAGGCCATCGCGGACGCGGTGGTCAAGGTGTCGGTCGACGTCACCGGGCCGAGCGCATCGTAACCCGAGTGGACCGTAGTAAGCCGCCGTCGGAGTGGCCCGGCCTTGAGCTCGCTGGCCTGACGAAGCTCACCGACGACATCTTCTTCGGCTGGCTCGACCACGAGGTCAACCCGTTCTTCTGGCACTGGTGCCCGACCTACGCCGAGCTGCCGGAAGAGAACACCGTCAGCGGCGGCTGGATCGGCGCAGGCACCAGTGCACACACGCTCGTCTCCCGCGAGCCCCTGCATCTGGAGCCCTCGCTGTTGTGGCAGTGCTGCGGCACGCACGGCTTCGTCCGCGACGGGGTGTGGATCCCCGCGTGACCCCCTGAGAGGAATCCCATGAAGATCTTCGGAAGAGAACCGGCCGCCTGGCTTGCGCTCGTCTCGGTCGCCGTCAAGCTCCTGGCCGCGTTCGGTGTCGGTATCACCGCCGACCAGCAGGCCGTCGTCAACGCTGTCGCCGCCGCGGCCGTCGGCCTCCTCGTCGCGGTAATGGCGCACGACGCGCTCGCCGCGCCCATCTACGGCCTCGCACAGGCCGCCCTGGCGCTCGCGGTCGGGTTCGGTCTGCACTGGTCGGCGGACCAGCAGGCGGTCGTGCTGTCGTTCGTCCAGGTGGCGATCGCGATGTTCCTGCGCACGCAGGTCACGTCGAAGACGCCGTCTACCGCGCCGCGGCATGCTTCCCCCCAGGACGTGTGATCGGAGCTGACGGATGCCCGATGAGCAGCCCACGAACGGGGAACTCGGGCGGCTCATCGGCTCCTTGCAGAACAGGCTCGACAGCCGCTTCGGAGAGCTGAACGCCCGCCTCGACAAAATGGTGTCCCTGGACGTGTACACGATCCAGACGACCCACATGGAGCAGCGCCTCGCGGGGCTCCAGACGGCGCTGCAGCAGTGCATGGACGCGAACGGCAAGCTGGAAGACGACTTCGAGGCCTACCAGCGTGACGAGGCGAAACGCCGGGACGCAGAACGGCAGGCCCGCCTCTATCAGCTGATCGTGCCCGTGGCGTTGTGCGTCATCTCCTCGGTGATCGCGATCTGGGCGGTGGTGAAGTGAGCGATCCCAAGCACGCCGCGATCGAGGAGAAAGAACGGCGCCGGCTGGTACCGCGCGCCGAGACGGTCATTGCTGGCCTGGTGGTGGTGATGTGCGGCGGCATGGCCCTGCTGGCCGTGCAGTACGTGAGCATGCACCAGGATCTGGAGACTGCGAACGCCGCCCGGGATGCTCTGGCCTCGCAGGTGCAGCATCTTGGGGCTTCCCCGGTTGCGGGGGCGCCAGGATCGCGGGGTGAGCCGGGGCAGTCGATCGTCGGCCCTCGCGGGCCAGCCGGTCCGAGTGGGGCGTCGGGGAAGCCGGCACCAACGATTACGGGGCCGCCTGGCGCTTCTGGTCGTCCGGGTGCGGACTCGACGGTGGCGGGCCCGTCAGGTGCCCCGGGCCCGTCGTCGACGGTTCCAGGTCCGAGCGGGCCGCCGGGGGAGAAGGGCGACAAGGGCGATCCCGGAGACGCGGGCGCCCCGGGCCAGCCGCCGGCGGGTTGGTCGTACTCCTGGACGGACGGCACGGGTGTGACGCATCACGTGTCGTGTACGCGGACCGCGGATTCCCCGGACAGCGCTCCGGAGTATGCGTGTTCGGACACGTCAACGGACGGACCATCGCCGTCGCCGTCGGGTCCGTTGGTTCCGCAGGGTGCCCTGTTGGTGGCTGCTGCTGTCGTGGGTGGGAGGCGTCGTGGCGGACCGGGAGGTCGGGGAAGGCATCGGGCAGCCCGCGGCGGAGCACACCGATAGGCCGCCGCGGCCAGAGTGGCAGGGCCTGTTCCGGGAACCGGAGTGGCCGCCGGAGGACGAGGCCGACTGACGGCCGCATGTAGACCACCGGCCAGCCCCCATAGGCCGGTTGCCCGATCCGTTCTCTGTAGGGGAGGAGGTGTTCTCGTGCTGGACGTGCTGGTGCACATCGTCGTCATCCTCGGCTGCCTCTGACCGGCCATGAACGCGCCCCGCTCCTTGCTGCCATCCGGCGGCAGGGGCGGGGCGCTTCGTCGTGTCCGGGGTAGTGTCGGGGCAGGTCCCCGCCTGGTAACGACAGGCGGGGACCGCTCACTGCTCGTCGTCGGCGTGGTGTCCGACCCATTCGACGCCGGACACGATGCCCGTGCCGGGGGTGCCGACGAAGCTGGGCGCCCAGCCATCCGCGATGAACTTCGCAGCGGCGGCAGGCGGAACCCACCGGTCACCGCGCGCCAGGTCGGACATCCACCCAGCCAGCTCGTCGGCCGTAGCGAAAACGGGGCTGACGGGCGAGCCCTCGCTCACGGTCTCCCACAGCTGCCAGCCGTCACCCTCCGGCGGATCGGTCGGCTCCCATGCTTCGGCCTCGGCGCGCTGCCCCTCGTACTTCTCCAGGCTGGCGTGGCCCTTGCAGGTCGGACAGGTGTCGTCGATGCCCTCACGCTCACAGCGGGCTCGGATGACGACGGACGCGTTGATGCCGTCGTGGCCGAGCCCGCTCAGCGACCACGCGTTGACCTCGGCCGCCGTCGGATGTACCGGAGGATCCTTCGGCTTCCAGCCTTCGCCGGGAACGACCACGTGCGTGAAGTCGTAGAGACGTCCGGCCTTGATGAGTGCGTCCACGTCGTCCTGGTCGATGTGGTGTAGCCAGCCGTTGTTGAAGTGGTCGGCCAGTCGTTGGGCTTCACGTGCGATGGCGGCCTCGCCGCGACCGTAGTACTCGGGGGCCTGAGCGATGTTCCGCTCAGCGCGGGCCCGGATGGCAGGGGTGTCGGGCCCCCATGGGGTGGAGCCGGTGGTGGCCGGGTCGAAGGGGATCTTCCCGTACCAGAGGTCATACAGGTTCTGCGCGCGCGGCGAGTAGCCGTTCTCGCAGGCGGGGCACTTCTCCTCGTCGAACCGGTCAGGCGACAGGAAGCCCTCCCAGACCTTGTTCAGTGGCCAGTCGAAGTCGAGGGCCACTCGCCGGACTTCACGTCCCATGCTCAGTTCTCCTTGTGGTGTCGGTTCAGGTGGTTGCGGATGCTGGCGGGGGCGCCGACGTAGCCGCAGCCACGCGGGCGCGGTTGTCGGCCTCAGGACTTACTGTCCAACTCCTTGTTGATGGCGGTCCGGTAGTCCATGTACCGATCCACCAGCTCGGCGGCTTCCAGCTCATCCATCTCCATGGAAGCCATCTCCGCCTCGATGGCTTCCCGCCTCGCGCCCTCGGCCTGCTCCGCGAGGAAGAGCAGGAGTTCCTTGGCAGTCGCCCCTGGGTTTCTCTCCAGCCAGACCTCGGCCCACTGATAGTGGAGCCCCTTGGTCACAGCCTCGATCCTGGCCTTGAGGGCGCGAGCGGAGTTTGGCTCTCTTGCTTCCACGCCACCTCCTTGATCCATGCGTGACGGAAAACCGTCGTCTGTCGTCATCTCGTCAACAAGCCTATCGCTGCAGGAAGTTGTTGTCGATAACTCGCGTCGAAAATCTATGTCGGATAACAGTGCGCGTGTATGGTTGTCGTCATGGACTTCGGATACGCCCGGGTCTCCACCGCCGACCAGAACCCGGATCACCAGATAGACGCCCTCCTGCGGGCTGGCGTCGAAGAGAAGAACATCCACATCGACTACGCCAGCGGCGCCAAGGCGTCTCGGCCTGAGTTCGACATCCTCCTGAAGCGCCTACGTGAAGGAGACACGCTCAAGGCCACGCGCCTGGACCGGATCTCCCGATCGCTGCTCCATCTCGTCAACCTCGGTGCCGAGTTGAAGGAACGGGGAGTCGGACTGCACATCATCGAGCAGGGCATCGACTCCTCCACCCCGGAGGGCCGGGCCATGTTCGGCATGCTCGGCGTCATGGCCGAGCTGCAGCGCGAGCTCATCCTGGCGAACACCATGGACGGCCTCGCCGCCGCACGGGCTCGCGGACGCATCGGAGGACGTCGCCCCAGACTCACCGAACAGCAGGCGATCCTCGCGCAGGAGCTATACGACAAGCGAGAGAAGACCGTGCAGGAGATCGCCGACCTCTTCGGCGTGCCGCGCACCACCGTGTACGGCCACCTCAACCGATCGACCACCAACGCCAGGAAGGAAAAGGGGAAGTGATGAGCGATACCCGCCCCGTGCGCAACCCTGACCCGAAGAAGAACGAGGCCTACTGGGACCGCATCAGGCGCATCGTCGATGCTGCCCCTCCCCTCTCCGACGAGCAGCGAGCGATCATCCGAACCGCCTTTCATCAGCCCTCGGGGCGCAAGTGACAGTCACCTGCACCGCCACCGCCAAGTCAGGACGGCCCTGTCGGGCACTCCCCATCACCTGGCCCTACGGAGTCGACGGCAACCCTGGCCTCTGCGCCAAGCACGCACCAGCGCACCTCCGGCAGATGCGCGACACCATCTTCGCCGAGCAGAGGCAACGCCAAGCCGAACGCCTCGATGCCCGCGAACCCGAGTGCTGGTCATGGGACCCGGAGATCCCACTCGACCGCATCGCTGCCGAATACGGCTGGAGCGCGGACCACTTCACGCCCCGATTCCAGGCCGGTGATGAGCAGGCCCTGCGCATAGCCTTCGACGCCTGGCACCGTCACCGGTGCGCCGTCTGCGGCTTCCGCGACCTGCGACTCCTGACCGACCACGACCACGACACGGGCCTGATGCGCGGCCTTCTCTGCCGGAGCTGCAATGGCCGCGAGCCGCACGACGACGGCCTCTTCCGGAAGTACCGCGAGCGGCCCCCGGCTCAGATCCTCGGCATCCGCCTGCGCTACTGGGACCCCTTCCGCGGCTATGCACAGCCGCGCGCCATCGACCCGAACCGCCTCGATAACCACCCCGCCTACGCATTGGCCGCCAAGCTGGGGGAGCGGCTGCAGCGGGACGATCCACCGCAGACGTAGGGGTGCGGTCGTCGGAGT